TGAGTAATCATCTGAATTAAAATCATATAATGTACTTGGCTCATATTTTAATGTTATATTAAATAGTCCACTTTCAATTCTTTCTACATTAATAACTCTGTAAGGCCTACTTGAATAACTAAATCTTGGTAAATCAACATAAACCATATCATTTGGGGTTATCTCTATTGCCATCATTTTGCAAGTGATATTAATAACCTCATTTGATCTATTTAAGTTTAAAAATATAGCAGCGAGACGTTGAGCCCTTTCTATATTTGTCTGTGATTGCAAATCAATTTCTTTTACTATCTCAAAATTATTATCATTACTTTTATAAGTCTCATTTACAAAAGTAGGTATATTTGTCGGCGAGTAATCATTCTCAGCATTTAAATATATGCCTGTAATACTATTAAATTTCTCATCTATATTTTGGCTAGTATTTAAATTAACAGAATCAACAACCCAGCTCTCATCTATTGTTATAGTCGGTGTGCTGTAAGCCCCTGCCATTATTCTATATTTACCATCAACATAAATTAACGAACCCAGCATACTAAATAGTATTTTATTAATATTATCAATAATTGGGTCTTCTGTTGATAATAATAAATCACACGTATATCTTTTTTGTGTGCCGTCTGTTACATTTACTAACTCATCACATATATTAGCCGATGCAATAACATAATCATCATCAATATCTGACTCTGATATATGATTTCCTGCACCATACCCAGATATTAAATAATCACGTAAAATTAAAGCTGGATTTCTAGTATAAACAGTAGTAGAAGTTCTTGGATCGTAGCATTTTTTACCCTCAACAACACAATTTATATTCGGTATATTCGAAAAACTTTCCGGGTGATATCTTAATCTCACATATATAAAAGATATTCCATTCATAAAGCTATCAATATTGCCAAATTCGCTATTCGCAATAATTTTTGTTCTTACGGGTAATGGCGTGTTTGAGGCTGTTTCATATCTATAATATTCTTCAAACCCAGCTTTAGATAATAAATTAAGTTCATCTTGATCCTCTGAATTTAGTGTATTAAATTGGGGGTTCAATCCTTTTTTGATTAAGAAAAATACATTTGATGTTATATCTATTTTTTTATTTGTAGTTATTTTTCTATTTATATCAGTACTAAATATATAACCACCCAACAATGCTGCTGTACCTGCCCGATTTCTGAATTCTGGTGTAAATTGAAGCGTTCCAACTCCATCACTATTTGAATTTAAGGATGCTGTAAGCGTAAACTCTTGAAGTATAGTATATGAATTCCCAGTACGATTACGCCCCTGGGTTATACCTGCAATAGTAAATGTATCACCTATCTCCATCAAGCTAGTAGAGTCTGGTGTTAAGTTGTATACAGTTAATGAATTTGTGTATGTATCACTAGTAGTTGCATTATATTCATTTATATACGCCTCTCTACTGTTAATTGATCCATCTATATTTATTTTATTATATTTATCGTCTGTAACTTGAAATATATTTATATATGAACTAAATGAGCTATATGTTAATTCTTCATCATTAAAATAAATATTAGAAACATCATTTATTTCATGTCCTGATAAGGCAATAATTGTATGGTAATATAAATTTTCATTTGGTTTGATCGTTTCTATTATTTCTGTACCAGGTATATAACCTTCGTCTGTTAAATTTCTGTAAACAACTGCTCCGCCTATTCTTCTCTTTCCATAAATTATTTTATGTGGTGTTATTGATCCGTCTGTATTAGACTTAATTCCTGTTATTAACTCTGAGCTAATGTTTTCAAGTGGTTTTTGGAAGGCTTGCGATAGAGCATAGTTTATACCTGCTAAAAACATTGCACCGTATATAGAAGCCAGAATACCGCCACCAGCGGCAGCTACTCCAGCTGACACAACTATAGCCGCAACTGCCGCTGCTACCTCTGGCATCTATACACCCTTTTGACATTTTTTGTTTTGATAAAATTATACCCTTTTTTACCTAGAAAAATACTATTTATACCATCACATAAACCTAGACCACCATTGTATAAAACAATATCGCCACGCTGTGCGTTTTTATTATCAATCTTAATTAAATTATCATCACAATAACTCATAATACTATTGTATCCTAACTCATTTAGCTTTTCTATATAGTCTAATTTTCTTGTGTAATTGCCGATAAACTCATCCCCAATAATTGTTTTATGAAGTCCTTTAACGAATAAAAAACAGTCAAATTCCCCATATTTAAATTTTTTATTCTTATTTTCTTCTACATATTTATAGAATAAAGAATTAAATTCTGACAACGCTAAAGCCACTCCCCCAAACTATATTCTGATTAGATAATTGATCAACATATTTAAAAGCACTGTCAAATGGATGTCTTGTTATTTGGTCAGGTAAGTTATATCTTCTAATATTTGGCTTTGTAAGTAAAAATAATTTATTGACGGCTGTTAATAATATCTCACTTTCTTTTCCGCTTGATATAGTCATATTATCTAATAATCCAGTAAAAATCTTTACTGGTGTATTTATTACATAAGTTGATAAATTTAAATTAGTTATATATATATTAATTTCTTTGTATTGGTAATTTGTACCTAAAGCTTGTGATATTATTGAATTATTAATACCGCTTAAACTCATAGTTATTTTTTCTACATTTAGGTCTTGTCCTGAAATAATTGAACTTATTTTCCCAAAATCACCAAGCCCAATATATGTATTTGAATCATATTCAATATCACCAACATAATTATGCAAATATAATGGGGTATCCATATCTATATGAACCAAAACAACTTCTATTAATTTATCTTGCTCAAAAGCTGTTAAAGTAGTTGAGTTAATATCTCTAGTCATTAAGAAAAAACCTCTGTAGCTTGTATGATTATTGGGGAACTTATAAAACTTCTATTTAATGAAAAACTTACTGAGTCAGTTAATAATACCATCTCACACTTAGCGTCATTAACAGTAATTGAGGCATTGTCGCTAGGCGAATTTCTTAATGGGGGCTCAAACTCTAAAGTAGCATTCCCACTCCCATCGCTATCAATATCATTAGTTATAATTTTAAGCTCATTATTTACTGAAAAATAATCACCTTTTTTCAATATACCAGTTTGTGAGTTCGTCCAGCCGTCTGTTACTAATGTATTCCCAGTTTGGCTACTTCCATTGACTAAAGGCGTGCCAGTACCAACGCCTCTAGGTGAAGTTGCGTTAGGATCATAAGCATAAAAAGTGTTTAATCTTCCATTTAAATTTGCAAAAAATGCTTGCCACTCTGAATAATCCGCACGTTTTAATGGAGGAAGCTCATACTGTGCTACCCATCTTGCCCCACTCGTTGCTTTTCTTTGTATCTGACTTGTTAATGAATTGCCATAAACTTGTGTATTCCAACTCAAGTAAAAACTTGATGATGTAAAATTAGCATTAGGCATATTAATAGTCATTTTATATTAAACTCCTCTTATTACTTGTCTAGCTCTACCCCCCCTTGATATCGCATCAAGTGTAGATATTTTCGCTTGTTCTGCAATTGCTGGGGCTTGGCTAGCTACGACTGCCCGAACTTGGCTATCATCTATTCCAGTCAACGGCTGTATTGTTTGATTTATTGTTATATTTTGGCCATTACCGTAAGATTGAATTCTTGCTGTAGGCTGGACAACCGGTGCAGTTGTTTGAGATGGAATATTAGGTGCTGGTTGTGAACCGCTTTGACCTGTAAATATATCAGTGGCCGATTTTACGATAGGACTAGCAATTTGAGATTGAACGACTTGAGAAGCTATATCTCTTAATACATTACTAGCAAAATCGGCTAAACTTTGAAACCCACCCTTACTATCAATAATTGCATCAGATAAATTTCGACTCCAGCTATCCGTAGAATTGTTCATTGATTTTTTGATACTATCAGCCGTTTTTTTAGATTCCTTTCTTAATTGTATAATTTCTTCTTTATTCATCACAATACTTTGACTCAATTCTGATTTACTTGCATCAGATGATTTTTTCGATCCATTTAAATTACTCTGCTCGCCGTTTAGTTGCTTAATTAATTCAGACTGTTTTTTAATTAATTCGTTCTTTTTCTCTATTAAATCATTCTGTTTAATTGTTCCACCGACAACCAAGTCATTTAATTTGGTTTGGTCACCCACTAAACGAGAAGTGTTATCAGACATCAAAGATATTTCATTATTTATATTTCTAATTTTAGCCTCTAATTCTTGTATTTGATTCTCTAGTTTATTCCGTCTAGAACCCTCAAATAGACTATTAGCTACCTTTGCTAAATTTGACAAAACAGGTAATACGTATCTTTGAATATTCTGACTTAATACATTCATATTATCATTAAACTCAGCAATATTATTTGCTGTTTCCTGCGTGACAATATTAGGAGTTTCATCAGCAAGCTTTTTTACTGATATAGCACCTTGATCCATGATTTGAGTCAATGCAACACCCTGAGAATCAAATAATTTCATTGCTAATCGAGTTCGGTCAGAAGCCCCTTTTAGACTTTCCATTGATTTAGTTATGACAAGGAATTGCTCATATATTGTTAATTTATTTAATTCTTCTGCACTTATACCCAATTCTTTAAGTGCATCTTTCGCTTCTCCGGTACCTTTAGCAGCTTCA